AGGATCAAGTGATCCGAAGTGGTGCACATCCTTTTTTAAGGATGAAGATATAGTCTAAGCTGTGTGGAAACATGCAGAAAGTAAATGATATTTATTTAAATTGATACCACATTTTAAATTAAAACTTCAACCCAGTCAACTAAAAATATCAATAGAGAGCACAAAATCTCTCTATTGATTAAAAAATCTCTCAAATAATTCTTCTAGCTCTAATGAACATTTTCTACTTTTAACAATGTTATTTCTAGCTTCAATCATTTCTAAATTTATAATATTACCTATTATATAAGGTGGTATATTATTTTGAAATCCCATGAATTTTGAAAATTTATGGTCTAAGTGATATGAACCTGTTTTATTTGCATGTCCCCTTAAGTCAAAATTCTCCAATGTTTCTATTGGTTGTTTAACTGTGATTCTATTAACCTTTCTACAATATAGGGAAAAATCATCTAGTTTATAATCAGGAACCCATCTTCCAGCGGCTTCATTTGTTTTCCGGATTTTTATGGCACTTCGATCATAGCTATTTAAACCCCTCTCATCGATATTGTTTAATCGAAATAGATGAATTCTGTCATATGTATTTAGGCCATTTTCATCGATATCGTTTAATTTTTTCAAACAGCCTCTATCATAAGCATTAAAACCATTCTCATCAATGTCATTTAACATTCTTAGGGTCATTCTTTGATAGCTGTTTAGACCATCTTCATCTTCTTTTAGTAATTCGATTGATCTCCTTTGATAGCTGTTTAGACCATCTTCACCTATCATTAATTTTGTCTCCAGAATTCTTTTTGAAAGAGTAGGAGATTGCATTGAAAATCCTCCATGACGTGAGAACATAGAAGTTTTTATCTTTTCTTTAAAGATAGGTACTTGAAAAACATTTACATATTCATCCCCATATCTTTCTTTTACTGTAGATATAATTTTATCTTTGACTACAGAATTTTGAGTAGGCCAGCCACCATAAATTTCATCATTTGTCTCATGAATTTTTTTAAGTACATCAGGATTTTTCATCTGATGGTCATAACCTGTTTTTTCGATATAGTTTTTTGATTTAAAATTTGTAGTACATTCCTGTGAACAATTTCTTGAAAATCCTCTTCCAAGACTAACAAATTTTGTATTTTTTCCACAGACCTCACATATTCCTGTAAAATTATATGCATGATATGATTTTACTATTTCTAAAAACCCCAGAGTTTTTGCAAGTAATGGTTTGTCTTGGAGTATAGTAAAATACTTGTCCCATATTTCCGAATGGCCATGATTTTTAAACCATCGTTCCTGAAACCTCTGGGATTCTACTTTGCCATTTACTATTGTTATTTTGTGCAAGAGTTCGGTTAAATCGCGCTTATCTTTTAGAAATTCTTCCATTGATTTCCTTTTGGTATTCCCTTTAAAATTAAGTAAAAATATAAATAAGATGTATAGAAACTGAGTGGTATCAGATATATACATGTATCATTATACTTTAATTGTATTTAACGAATACAGTTTAATTGAATTTTATTAATTATGTTATTTATACATTTTTAAAAAAAATTCCGGGCATAAATCCGATTGTTTCATTCCCTGGACAGGGAATTGTATTATGGGGCCAGAAAACATTGCTTGACAAGGCAAGTTCTTTTGACCGCGTAAATGTCCGAGGTCTTTTTTTTTTTTTTTTTCAAAATAAAATATAAAGATTAAATTTCAAAAAGAATAAATCTTTAAACAAAGAATTTAACGAAGTTAAAGATATAATAAAGAAAAAGGAACAGTATGGTAACACGAGAAGATATCTTGAATCATATTGACAAGTTGGGGTTCCCATATAGGACCTATCTGAGGGAAATAAACTTAACCCCAGAGGAAGCATTTTTACTCGTCCATCCAGAATATAGAACGATAAAATGTCCGTGGTGTCCTCCAAGCAACCAAAATTCCTTAGAGTTCATAACATATGTATCGGGTTATAAAGAATCATGTCATGAAAAGGAATGTAAGAAAGCACTAAGGAAAGACCGAACTGAAAAATCAAACCTGTTAAAGTATGGGGTCAAGAATGTATCTCAATTGCAGTCAATAAAAGACCAAAAACGCCAAACCGTTTTTGAACATTTCGGCACATATGATTATCTGAATTCAGAGAACCTAAATGAAAAATGAAGTATTCTCAATAAAAGTTTCTATAAATAGTAAATATAAAGATATTGTAGACTTTTATACTAAAGGTAAAACACCACATTCATTGAGTAAGTTAATCAATGTTTTGTTAGATGAGGTTGAAAAAAATAAACCATTTAAATTTCAAATATTAAAAAAGATTGAAGCCTTTGAGGCTAAAACACCCTAAAACACACTAAAACTTGACCGAAATGTCATTAAACTACATTTTGTTTTATTGGAAAGACTTAAATACCCATTGAATTGCTGGAATCTCCTTAGAGTTCTCATGCTACAATGTATCAGAAATGAGTACATGCGCTAAACAAGTTGAGAAATTGGACAATCAGCAGCTAAGCACCTAAGTCCTAAAAGATATGGTGAAAGTTCAGAGACTATCGAAAGGCATCTAATTATAGATGAACTGAGTAGAGTAGGTAGGAAGTCCTATCGAAGCGGTGGGCATCGAAAGATGAAGATATAGTCCAATCTTTATGGAGACATAGAGAGTAAATCATCCTTTTTAAGGGGCTCGTGATTTACAGGTTAATTTAACGAATTAGCTGAAATGAGTTGCAATACACTTGAAAGAGCCTGTACCAAAATGGCTAAATATCAAGTAATGGAGTTAAACGTAAGCTCTCTTGTTTCGTGAGGAGCAAGTAATAAACAATTCGAATTGCTGGAAAATCTTGGAAGGTTTTAAGTACAGTTATATTATAATATCTGTAATAATCTTAAAAATAGAGACAATCAGCAGCTAAGAAATATACATTTTGCAATTTTATAATATATTTGCAGATATATTATAAGGAAAGATAAAAATTGAAAGAAAACATTTTTAGAAGTTCTACACTTATTGAAAAGAATAGACTAAGGAATAAAGAATATTTTGAGCTTCAGAAAAAATATCCTGATATAACACCCAATGAAGCCTATGATATAATTGAAGGTCCTATATTTTGTTCATGTGGAAAAAAAGCAAGGTTTGTTTCACTTAAACTGGGTTATAGCAAATATTGTTCAGAAGAATGTCATGATTTAGAGAATGGATATGATTTGGAATATATATTCAAAAAATTAAGGAATGGTTGGAAACCCAGTACACCAGAATTTATTAAAATTAAAAAAATACATTCTTTAACGCCAAAAAATCTGTATGATAATTTATATGGACCAGGAAAATGTAAATACTGTTCAAAGGAAACAACGTTTAAAAATTTTATTTACGGATATTTAGAATTTTGTTCTGTGAACTGTAGCAATCAATTTAAAGATTATTCAAGAACACCTGAAAAAAATGAAAAAATTCAAGAGAAAAGAAAAAAGACCTCATTGTTAAAATTTGGGGTAGAATGTAATTTGCAATTGATTGATACAGCTAAAGAGAAAAATATTTTCAGTAATGATAATAATTCAGAAAAATCATTAAAGGCTAAAGAACAAAAGAAGCAAACCATGTTAGAGAGATATGGTACAACAAAAACATCATTACAAGATTATATTCAAAACAGAGAGTTTCTAACAGAAGAATATATTTTACAAAATTTTATCAAATTAGGAAAATTTAATTGTGAAGCTGCAATGGAATTTTTTAATTGTTCAAGAACATACTTTAATAAATTTAATTTACCATTAGCCATTAATAAGGGTGAAGATTGGTTATTTAAACTTATTGGTGGAAAGAAAAACGACAGAACTCTTATAAAACCTCTTGAATTAGACATTCTTTCATCTGATTTTAAATTCTGTGTTGAATTTAATGGTTTAGCCTTCCATAGTTCTGGATATTCAATTAGTTCTGTATTTAATAAACCTGAAAACAAAAATTATCATCTAAATAAGACAGATTTAGTAGAGGCTAAAGGATATCAATTATTTCACATTTTTGAAAATGAATTTTTAGACATAAAGAAAAGAAATATTTGGACTTCTATAATAAAAAATAAAATGCTTCTTAATGAAAAAATACATGCAAGAAAAACGTCAATTAAAATTGTATCATCAAAAGAATCAAATACTTTTTTGGATCAAAATCACCTTCAAGGAGCAATTAATTCACATATCCGTTTAGGGTTATTTTATAATGATGAATTAGTCTCATTGATGACATTTGGGAAATCACGGTTTAATAGACAATATGAATATGAATTGTTAAGATTTTGTTCAAAAAAGGATTTCTATATACCAGGGGCTGGAAGTAAATTACTAAAATACTTTGAAATAAATTACAATCCGAAGTCATTGATTAGTTATGCAAATAGAAGATGGTCTCAAGGTAACCTTTATAAGCAATTGGGGTTTACATTTAGTCATTGTACTGATCCAAATTATTTCTATTTTCTTCCAAAAGAAAAAATTCTGTACTCAAGAAATCAATTTCAAAAACATCTTTTAAAAGATAAACTAGAGATATTTGATGAGAATTTGAGTGAAACTCAAAATATGTTCAATAATGGTTATAGAAAGATTTATGATTGTGGGAATTTAGTCTATTTTAAAAAATATAAATAAGATACACAACTCCGAAATGAGTATAATCTAGCATTTAGAAATGTATATTTAAAGTCCAACGACTATCCCTTTGGGAGTACAGTACAAGCCAACGGTACTGGAAGCGGATTGCAACTTGAACTGCAATTTAAGTTGAAGATATAGTCTCATCTGTATAGAGATATACAGCAGATTTTTATAATCGGGTTAAGTTTTGCGAGCTTAATTGAAGAAATATGTTAACGATACATTTACGAGAAATCGTATTGTAAGTATGATTAAACCATTCTTGGCTACAGTTAAAGCAGGAAGAGGGGTTGCAGATTACCTTGTGATTTGTGATACCACTAACAATACTCCTGATATTATCAGTAGGAACGAACTCGTAGTTGATATTTATATCAAACCTAACTACGTAGCAGAGTTTATTACTCTTAGATTTACAAATGCAGGAGTTAATAGCTTCGCATCAGTAATCGGGGGATAAGCCATCCAAATCTAGAGGTCTTAATGGCCTCTAAATTCTTCTAGAATTTATACTACATTTATGATATAATATACTATTAAAAGGATATCTATGTCAGCTATAAAAAATCAAATTAAAGAAATAATTTCAAAATATTTACTAAATTCCAAAGGGTTTATTGAGGGTCAAAGACTTCAAGAAAAATGGTTTCATAATAAAAACCTCTCAATGGAATATGAATTGTTGAAAACTCACAATATTCTAGATGTCAAATCCATTTATATGTTTTTAAATGATGACAACGGCCTTTGTATATGTTCTGAACCCAAAAGATTTGTGAATATGAAAGAGGGATTTAAAGAATATTGTGAAAAATGTTCTAGAATATTAAATAATACGATGAAATCACAAGGTAATACAGATATTGAAATAGAATTAATACCTAATTATATTCAAGATAAAAATGGAAATTATAATTCATCAAAGATTAAATCATTATCACAAAATACAATCAATAAAATAATAGAAAGAACAAATTATCTTCCTGATAAATCAGAGATAGGAGAAAGAATATATAATATAGAACATAATATATTTGATCTTCCTATTTGTAGAGAATGTTCTAAACCACATAATAATTTTTATTTTAAGGAAGGTTATGCTGAATATTGTAAGGGTCTGTGTACATCAAAAAATACCAAGAAAGCTGAATCTACAAAACAAGCCGAATATTTCTATAATAAATATATTGAAAAATTCAAGTCTTCAGAAGAATATATTATTAAGATATTCTCATTTGAAGATTATTTAAATGGAAATTGCACCATTGAATTTGAGCATGTAAAATGTTCCCATAAATATACACTTGATGTCAAATATCAAGGACACACAAAATGTCCCAAATGTTTTCCGGTTAGAAGTAAAAAACAATATGAGATATATGAATGGTTAAATTCTTATACTAGCTGTAAAATGAATGATAGACAATTTTTAAAACCTCTTGAACTTGATATATTAACTCCTAAGTTTGCTATCGAATATGATAGTTTGGCATTTCATAGTTATGGAATTTCATCTCAAGAAAAATTTAATGATATAAATGAAAATAAAAATGAACATTTAAATAAAACAGAACTTTGTGAGTCTAAGGGAATACAATTATTTAGAATTTTTAGCAATGAATGGATTAATTCAGAAGATAAATGGAAAAGTGTTATACTTTCTCAATTGAACCTAACAAAAAGAATATTTGCACGCAAATGCTATATAAAAGAAATATCATCAGAAGATGCAAGATTATTTTTTGAAGATAATCATTTACAAGGTTATGTAAATTCATCTATGAGAATAGGATTATTTAGTGATGATATATTAGTGTCAGCCATGACATTTGGTAAACCAAGATCGAAAAAATGGAATTCTGAAGGGACATTTGAATTATTAAGATTTGCATCATTGCTAAATCACACAATAATAGGCGGGGCTAGTAAGATTTTAAAATATTTTGAAATTAATTTCAAACCACAAAGAATTATTAGCTATGCAAATAGAAGATGGTCTATAGGTAATTTATATTATAAAATGGGATTTGAATTTGTAGAAAATACAACTCCTAATTATTTTTACTTTAAAGGTTCTGATAGTAGTAAATTATTTTCTAGAGAACAATTTCAGAAGCATAAACTTAAAGATAAACTAGAGATATTTGACGAGAATTTGAGTGAAACTCAAAATATGTTCAATAATTGTTATAGAAAGATTTATGATTGTGGTAATATGGTATTTTGCAAGATTTATAAAGAGAATTAAAGAAGATTTAGGGTCCTCCAAAGAAGACCCTAATATAACTTATGCTAAAATTGTATTAGCGAAGTTAACACCATATGTACGAGCATAAGCTTCTGGATTAATAGGTGTAGTTGCAAGAGCATAACGAGTAGAAGCGATGATTGCAGGCTGACCTGAATCTGGATTCATTGTTCTTTGGAATGTCAAAGGAACATATGGAGCAAAGAAGCCCATAGAATCTCTTCTATCTTCACCTTTGTACATTACTGTAGCATAATCAGATGTAGCATATTGGTCAATTACAACTTTAAATTTGTTATCGAATGTACCAGCAACACCACCAGAGATAGGTGAATTTACTCCGGAATCTTGAGTAGCAGTTTTGAAACTACCAACTTGCTCAAGCATTGTAGCAAATTTAGGTGAACAAAGAATAATATTACCAGCACCACGTTTAGTATCAAGACCAATTTGTTTAGATTCAGTAGCAAGACGAATTACTTCAGTTCTGAATTTTTCAATTGCCCATCTACCACTACCATCGCTTGCACTTGTGAAAGCAGATGTATTAGAAAGGATTGTTGCATTGTCATTAACGAAAGATACACATTCACGATCAATTTCAGCTTGGATTTCATAGCTTAAAAGACTCATCAATTCTTCATCAGCAAGTAAACCATGTTGTGCTTTAAGATCTTGATACATTTCCATTGTATATTGACCTTTAAGTTTACGAACTTTAGCTTCTACTGATTTCTTATCAATACTAAAACCAACTTCTCTCATATCAGTACCAAGTACTTCACCAGCAGCAGTTGTATAAGAACCACTATAACCTTTAAGAATTTTCTTAAATGATGCTTCGTTAGTATAAACAGCAGTGATTGTAACTGTACCTGGGTTGATAGCTTCTACAGTTAAGTAAGCACCAGCAACAGCCAATTTGACAAGAACCAATGTATCTTCTACATAAACAACAGTAGCAACATTACCAGATGTTTCACCAGTGATTGCTGTACCAACTGCAATACCAGTCAGATCAGAAAGTTTAAGAACTTGACCTTGAGCAGCAGCAGGAAGCTTGTTAGTAGCACCATCACCTGTATAACGATTTGTAAGAGCATAGATAAAGCCTGTAGGCATATTCATTGGTTGAACACCAAGCAAATCATTAGCAATCAAGTTAGGGTATACACGTCTTACTAAAGGCATCAAAATTGGTGTAAATTGAGCGATATCACCAGTCATTGAACTCTCAGCAATAAGTCTAGCAATCTCAGCTTCTGTATTTTCTAGCATTAAAGCCATTGCACCTTTATCAGAATTTCTGATAGATGTATATTTAGAACTCTCGATAAGTTCAGCGAATTTTTCTGTTAATAATTGTGACATTTATTATTTCTCCATAAAAGTTTTTTAAAGTATTATTTATACTTTTTAATTAAATATTCTAAAAGATTTAAAATCTTAAACGTATTTTTTCCAAGAAGGTTCTGTTGATTCATTTACTGTATCTTTAACTGATTCTTCAATAGAACCCTTAATAGATTTTGCAATTGTTTCCAATTTGGTAACATATGAATTATCAACAGTAAATTCAACTAAGTCTGCTAATTCTTTAAATTTAGCTGCTTCAACCATAGTCAAACCTTCTGACATTTCTTTAAGAATACCAGCCTTAAGAGCATCATTATATTTTTTTGAAATTTGAATATTTTCTTCGGTCAAATTATCAATTTTTTTACTAAGTGCTTCAATGCTTTTAGCATCCTCAACAATTTCTTCTTCTTTATTACTCTCAACGGCTTCAACAATTTTATTCATTGAAATACCAGATGCTACTAATAATGCATCCATAGCTTCTACAATTAATTTAGCCTTTTCAATAGTCAAGGACTCATTAGTTTGTTCTACTTGTTCAGCAATAAAATCTTTAGCAGCAATATTCAAATATGAATCGATAGACTCTACCAATTCAGCTTTTTCTGCAAGTAATTTGGATTCGAAATCTGCTTTTGCTGTAGCAAGGGACTCATTAAATTTGTCTGTTGCTTCAATAATAGCAGAATCAGCAAGTTCTTGAGCTTTTTCATTTACAGCGAGTTCAAAACTTTCTTTCAATTGTTCTTTTACTTCTGCTGTAAAGACTTTTTCGTCAAGAGCTTCTAATAATTTTGTTATCATACTTTCTCCTTAATTTATACATTGATAAATTGACCATTTTCAAACTATTTCATCAGACAATTTTTAATGTTTCTTTTATATTTATTTCATTACTATTTATACAAATTCATATTTTAAAGTCATGACGACTAGGGTTTTCGAAGTTAATTCAAATCTGTTGGGTTTTCTGTTGTTTCAGGGATTTCGTTTGTAGATACAAGTTCATGATGAGATAAATCAGCGTATTTGTTTGCATCCTCAGTTGATTTAAAATACATTGTTTTATTTCTGGGGAGTCCAGTTTTTGGATCTCTATAATTAAACTTGGCTTGTACTTTATTTCTTCTAGAATTTAGTGAAGCTGAAGGGATTTTTACATTACAAATTTCTTCAAGTAAACTGTTGAATTTTTGTATAGCTGCATCACAAATATCATCTGCTTCAAAAAGATGACAACCTTCTTTATTACAAACAACCATTTCTACAATTTGGTCATCTTTAACTTCAAATTCTTTATTTCCAATTGATTCTGTTAAAGATTCTGTGATACCTGAAAGATTTGCATTATAATCACTAGGTGAAGAAACAACATCCCAGGTAGTTAATTTGAATTCTTCAACAATGCTATTTTTAACATTACCAACTCCTCTTGAAGAAACACCAATTTTGATGCCTTCATCTATAAGAGCTTTTAATTGATTTGTTTTATCAGATCCATTATTAAGGATCTTTGCCTTACCATATACAATTCCGTTTTTAATATAAACCTCGGTAATTCTCATTACTGCTTGCATAGGATCTACATCAACTCTGGCAGGATGTTCAAATTCACCTAAAGAATTGATTGATTTTTCTTGTATATGTTTCTGATATGCTTTTACTTCTCTTTCCCATAGATTTAGAGGATAGATACGACCATTTCTATTTTTTGTATTTGGGGTTGAAAATATACCAGAAATATAATAATTCTTTTGATTAGATGCTTTACTTTCATCATATTCAGTTAAGATTTCTGATTGAAGTTCTAAAGCTTCTTCAATAATATACTTCATTTTCCCTCCTAATTATTTTGATTTGTTGATTTCTTTAAAAAGATTATTCATTTTTTGAAGTCTTTCAAATTCATCGATGTTTTTTTTCATTTCAGGATTTCTTGTAATTCTTAAATTTAATTCATCGTGAATTTTTTTATAGAAATCTGTATATGACTTGTCTTCTATAGATTTTAAAATATCTGCTGAGACTTCCTTGTCCCTTAAAACTTCTGGATCTGTAACTGGATCTGTAACTGGATCTG